GGAATATTGGGGATTCTATGTTATTGCCCCAGTTTAGAAAATCTCAAAAATACTTTATTTAAATATTTATAAACATAACAAACAAAGAATAGAATATTATGGACATGGATAAACTATTGGAAGCCATTCAAATTCTTATTAAAGAGGAGCTTAAAGAGCAATTACCTGCTTTAATTAAGGAAGGAGTGAAGGCTGAAATGAAAAAAATGCTATCTGAAACAAAAGTAGCACCAAAACCACAATCAAAGGGTATTTCAATGGCTAAGGCTATTTTGGAAGAAGAACCAATACAAGAATCGGTTCAAACCAAAACAGCGCCAACAAAGCAATATAGCAAAAACCCAATGATTAACCAAATATTAAATGAAACCAGAGGTGGAATACCACAAGGCGATGGTGGATTTAGAACAATGAATTTTGGACAAGGTGATATGGGTTCTGTTGTAGGTAGAACGGCAGTAGCTGAAAAGATGGGATATGGTGATTTAGCTAGAGGACCTCAACCAACTGGATTGGGTGTTCAAACTGGAGTGCCTGAATTGGATAAAGCATTGAATAGAGATTACTCTGAACTTGTAAAAAGATTTAAAAAGAAATAATGGCAATAATATTAGGAAATAAATTAGTAAAAGATACAACGACATATAATGATTATGCCATAGGTATTTCTTTGCCAATTCAAATTACTAATACAGCTTTTAATCAAACATTTACAACAAAAGAACAACTTCGTTCAAATATAAAAAATTTACTACAAACAAAAAAAGGAGAAAGGTTAATGCAACCTGAATTTGGTAGTGGTCTTGATGAAATATTATTTGAACAAATTGATGATGATACTAAAATTCAAATAGAAGATGCAATAACATCTACTATGGATAAATGGTTACCTTATGTTAATATAGAGGAAATAGTTGTGGATATAAATGATAGACTTAAAGATACTAATACAGTAAATATATCTTTATCTTTTACATCTAATGGAAACCCTCAATTAGATAGCGTAACTTTTAATGTTGGTGCATAATAAAATTAAAAATGGCAATACAAACTACAAATAAAATATTTAAAAACAAAGGAAAGGATATAAAATATCTTAATAAAGATTTTGTAGGATTTCGTAATGGCTTAATAGAATTTGCTAAAACATATTTCCCCAAAACATATTCGGATTTTAATGAAACATCGCCTGGTATGATGTTTATCGAAATGGCATCTTATATTGGTGACGTTCTTTCATATTACATAGATGATACTATGAAAGAATCTATGATGGTATATGCAGAGGATATAAATAACGTATTGGCATTATCTCAATATCTTGGATATAAACCAAAAGTAACAAGCCCTGCAGTAGCAACTCTTTCTGTTTACCAACTTGTACCAGCAATAGGAAGTGGTGAAAATAATAAACCTGATGAAAAATTTTATCTAAGGATAAAGGAAGGTATGCAAATCAGACCAACTTTGGAAAATGTAATGTTTAGAACAACAGACATTGTTGATTTCTCTGATAGCACAGATAGAGAAGTTATGGTTTATCAAAATGATGGAATTACAGGAGAACCAACATTATATTTAGTAAAAAAATATGTACAAGTAATATCAGCAACTGTAGTAGAAGAAACTTTTACATTCGGAAGTTATACAGACTTTCAAAAGATAGATTTACAAGAAACAAATGTAATACAAATAGTTGACGTTAGAGATTCAAACGGAAATAAATGGTATGAAGTTCCATATTTAGCACAAGAAATGGTTTTTATTGACCATCCTAATACTGAAGCTAATGACCCTGATTTATATCAATTTAAATCAACTGTACCTTACATTTTAAAAACAATTAAAACTCCAAAAAGATTTGTAACTAAAATAAATCAAGATAGTACAACTACTATTCAATTTGGAGCTGGAGACCCATCTGCATCAGATGAGCAATTGATTCCAAACCTTAAAAATGTTGGATTGGGATTACCAAACTCTATTAGTAGATTGGAAGAATCATTTGACCCAACAAACTTTTTAAAAACAAAAACATACGGAACATCCCCAGCAAATACTGAAATTACTGTAAAGTATTTAATTGGTGGTGGTATTGAATCAAATGTTCAAACAAATACATTAATAAGAATTGATACAATTGAATTTGATAATGATGTATCTATTCTAACTGCAGCTGAACAAGCTATATACAATTCAATTTTATCATCTGTTGCAGTTGATAATGAAGTACCGGCAGTTGGTGGTAGAAGTGGTGAAACAATAGAAGAAATTAGACAAAATGCATTAGCAAACTTTGGTTCTCAGAATAGAGCAGTAACTGCAAAAGATTATCAAGTAAGAGTATTATCAATGCCATCAAAATATGGTGGTATAGCTAAAGCATATGCAACCGCAGATGGTACATTGGATAATAATTCACCATCATCTATATTGGCATCTCCAAATCATTTGCAAGAATTTACCGATTTGGTTATGAGTTTTATAAACAAACCAGATACAGAAGAACCAAATCAACAAACTGTACAAAGTGAAATAAGAAATTTTTTAGTTGGAAAAACTTCAAACGATAATGAAAAAAATAATCCATTTGCAATTAACTTGTATTTGTTAGGTTATGATATTAATGGTAATCTTACAAATATTAATAGAGCAGTAAAAGAAAATCTTAAAACTTATTTAAATGAGTATAAGATTCTTACTGATGGTGTAAATATAAGCGATGGTTTTATAATTAATATTGGTTTGGATTTTGAAATATCAACTTATAAAAATTATAATAAGAGTGAAGTACTTACCAATTGTATAACGGAACTAAAGAAATATTTTTCTATGGATAATTTAACATTCAACCAAACTATTAATTTAAGCGAAGTTGAATTATTAATATCAAATGTAGAGGGTGTTGCTTCTGTTCCTATGTTTGAAATAACAAACAAATGTGGTGGACAGTATGCAAACAATTCATACAATATAGCAGCGGCAACTAAAGGTAAGATTGTATATCCATCTTTAGACCCTTCGGTTTTTGAAATTAAATTTCCGGATTCGGATATAAGAGGGAGGGTAAAATAATATGTATCAATTCATTACAGCATCAAAAGATGCATCGGTTTATTTACAACAACCAAATCAAAATACTGGTTTAGACCAAGTATTAGAAGTTAGTAAAGTTTATTATGGGAGTGTAAAAGATGTGTCAAGAGCTTTGATACAATTTGACATATCATATCTTTCAAAATCTATTGCAGATGGTAAAACCGATATAGGTGATGCTACTTTAGTGATGAAAGAAACTAGAAGTGAAGAATTACCATTAGAATATACAATATATGCATACCCAATATCGCAAAGTTGGGAAATGGGAATTGGAACTCGTTTTGATGATTTATCAACGGCCGGTGTAACTTGGAGATATAGAGAAGGTGATACTAAAGTAAATTGGTTAGGTGATACTACCACAGATGGTATTTTACCTAATTTTGCTCCAAACTCAACTGGGTCTTATCAAGGGTATGGTGGTATATGGTATTCTAACTATTCATCAAGTCAAAACTTTTCATATAGTAAGGCGGATATATCGATGAATGTTAGTGGCTTTTTAAAAGCTTGGGTTTCTGGTTCAATTAAAAATGATGGAATTCTTCTAAAGTTATCAGCTGAATTTGAAAATAATACAAAGGAATACGGAATTGTAAGATTGTTTTCAAAAGAAACTCATACAATATATCAACCTAAAATAAGATTAGGGTGGGATGACCAATATTTTGTAACTGGTTCTTTGACAGAATTAATAGCAGATAATATTAAAGTAGGAGTATCCAATTTCAAAAAAGAATACGCTGTTGGGTCTAAACCAAAAATTAAAATATTTGGTAGAGAGTTATATCCACTTAAAACTTTTAGTAATACATTACAATCTGGTAATACTAAATATTTACCGAAAACAACGTACTATCAAATCAGAGATTTTAATTCAGATGATATAATAATTCCGTTTTCAGAATATTCAAAAGTTAATTGCGATACATCTGGAAATTATATTATATTAGATTTAATGAATTGGGAAATTAATAGATTGTACAAACTTGAATTTAAAATTGATGTCAATGGAGCTATTGAATATTTTGATGATGGTATAACATTTAGTGTAGTAAGTTAATATATGATAAAAACAGGATTACAAAACGAGGAGTTAATTGGTAAACTTATGATAAGTGGTTCTTCTGGAATCATATCAAAAGGCAGCAATGGTATTAATTTATTTGAACAAGTTGATATAAAGGATGGTGTCACTTCTGCAAAGTTAGTAAAACCAAAATATGATAATGAGGAGTTATTAAAATCAATTGATACTACGATAATAGAATTAATACCAATAAAATTACCTGATTTACCTGATACTGTACTTCGTTCTGTTTATAATGTTGTAACTCAATCTGTTATAGATTTGACAAATGAAATACAAGTACTTAATGTTGAAATTTTAGATTTAAGTGGAAAAGTAAAACAACTTGAAATAGTATCGCAAAGTTTAAGAGTTGATGTGGATAACCAATCTTTACTTGCAGCAGCTTCTCAAAACCAAACTACATCTACTACTTCTAAAGTACAAACTACAATTGTTGATTTACAAAACGCAATTCAAAAAGCAACTTCGGAAGCAATTCAAAGGGTTTCTTTATTTGCTAGAAATCAATCTTTAAAAGAACAAAACGATTTACTAAGAGAAGAACTTTTTGGTAAAAAATCTAAAATAGAAGCTGGTGCAATTTCAAGTGGAGATTTGGCAACTATTAAATTTGAAAAATCACCATTGACTGATAATAAAATTGGCGATAAGACATATTTCATTGGATTGGATAATGACCATGGTACTTTTAAAGATGGTGGGTATAAAGGAGCAGCAAGTAAGTTTATAGAAATATTTGCAGTAGCATCTGATATTACTGTTGAAATAACAGATAGTACAGGTGTATTTGATTGGACTCCTTCTAATAAAGCAACTATTGGTAAAGGAAAAACACAAAAGTTTGATATTAAACCATCTGTTAAATTAAATACAAAAATGGATGGTGGTTGGCGAACTTGGATTGGTACAATTGCACAAAAATACAATGAGTATGAAACTACTCTTAAGATTGTAATTAAATCAGCAGGGAAAGCAGATGAAACTAAAGACTTTTTGTGTAGAGTAAGTAATTATAGATTATAACAAATATGGCTATACGATTTTTTAAAGAAGTAGTTGATTCGAAAGGTTATCGAATAGATTCAAAAGATAGAGAAATCTTTGAAAGAGAAGACCTTCAGTCTTTTTTTGGACTTAGTGATTCTGATGCAATTGAATTTGTATTATACGATGCTAACGATAACCAACTACCACAATCTAATTATGGTATGGCTAGATATATACCACTTACTACTCAAAATATAGGTGATTATTTTTTAATAGCTGAAGGAACTTTATTTCAAGCTTTTTATTTTCCAAATGAATATTTTATAGATATTGAGAGATTAATTAAAGAAGCTGGGTATGATAATGGTATATTTAAAACACAAATAACTCTTATAAATAAAAGAGTGGGTAGTGATTCCAAATATGACAAACTTTGGATATCCGAAATATCACCATCAAGAACTGAGGTTAGATTATTACCATTAAAAAGAAAAGAAACCATAAATACAGAATTGTTTGAAAGATATGGTATATTTTTAAATGATGGGGAGTTTAGAGAAGATACTATTGCATATGCTATTAATTTTATAGAAAAAATAAATCCATCTATAATATCATCTTTTATAAAATCAAAATATGGTTCTGAGTGGTTTGATAAAATGAGAGCAGAGTTTAAAATTAAAACATTTGAATCATTTACAACAGATATTCATAATAAATTTATGCAATCCGCTTTATATGAATTTACAAATAGAATATCCGATTTACGTGATTTAAATTATGGAAAACCAAAAGAAAATAAACCTAAATTAGAATTATCTAAAAGTAAAATAAAAGATATGTGCTTTAATTTAATTATAAGAGCAATTGATTTTTATTTACTTACTCCTGATGTTGTTGGTAACGTATCATCCGATACGGCAATTGATGAAAGTAAAGATATAGTTGGGCAGGTGTTACAAAGAACAAAATCCGATACTCAAATTGATACTACTAATCCTGAAATAAAAAAGGTTCAGAGAGTTAAAGTGAATCAAAAAGATGCGGATATTAAGTTGGCGTTGGAAATTAAAAAAGAAGACCCATCGCCACCACCACCAAATGTAGAACCAGCACCAGAACCAATTTACCACCCACCATATACTGGTGGTGGCGGAGGCGGTGGAGGAGGTAGTTCCGATTACTTTGAAAGAGGTGGAGGTTATGGTAGAGAGCAAGTTTTTGAAAGAGATATGAATCAAAGAGAAAATTTACAATAATATGAGGGCATTAGATGATATGGCTTTTGATGGTGGTATAGTAGGTGCCGTTGACAACATTAATAACGGATTCAATGGAATTGAATTTGGTGGTAATGGAATGGGACTTGTTGTACCATCTCCGGGCGGCGGCGGTGGTGGTAGCAGTGCTACGTTCCCACCGATAATACCTGGTTCATCTGGTACAATAAACGCTGATTTATCTAATTTATTATATATAACGTCTAATGAAGCTGGAGCTAGTATTTTTATAAATGGG